TGATAACTAGTGACACCTCGTGCTTCTGTAGCAGGGGCTTGACTGCTTCTAAAATATCCTCGGCACTACGGTATTGGTAGTTGCCAAAGTTATTGCGCTGTCCCTTCGGAGCCTTTAGCTCCGACTGTATCTGTTGTAATATGCTCATAGGTTTTATGTGTTAGTAATTTGTTTACGATATAAGACTGTGCGTTGTTTTGAGTTGGTGCAAGCATTAATTTCACTTTTATTTACTTTTAATGCTTTTAATGCAAACACTTGATCTGCAACAGGTAAGCGACAAAACCTAGATGCCAACTGCTTTAATCCCACTGGATGAAGGATGTCCGTGTCACCTTGATCCAAGTAATCTGCCATGCTTCTCAGTATGCTTGGTAAGCCAGCAGTGGAACTCGTTCCGAACCTACGAAAGCTATTCTCAACACGACCCAAGAAGGTGTTACCCTCCATGGAGATGACTCCACGAACCATACCACTCGTATGGTTGTGATCCACGCAGGGTTTATAGCATCCAGTCTGCATCACTGGACACTTCTTTGGTAGGTTTTCGTTTCGGTATTGGGGTAATTGGGAATGCTTCAGATACTTCATGTTCCTTTATCTCGATGATGGTTATTTTGAGACCACGCTTGGTGGCCATAGTAGTTTCCTTACCTTTTCTTGAATTACCGAAAGCGAACTTAATAGCATTTGCTTCGGAGTTAGCTATCTTCCAAGCCCTGTGAATACATTCCCTGTTTACCTCCTTGTAGATTATTAGGTAGGCTTTCATTGAACATTCATGAAGTCCATCCAGTAGATTTCAGATGTGAGCTTAAAGCGTTCGATACCCTTCTGCATTTGTTTCCAAGTCCACTCCTTGTGGTAGTGCTTCTTGGATCTAATGTCCACGCATACACTCATAATGCTCGGAAGGTATTCTAAGTCCCACATCCTAGCTAGCATCCAACTCTCGATAGCTAGCTGAGTGCAGTCCTTCTTTTCATAGAACTTACCACCTCGACCCTTACAGTCACGGCACTTGTAATCAGCCATGAAGTATTTTCCATCGGGTAGTTTACCAACGAAGTCCACTGACCCAGCAACTTTGATTTCATTGTCCCAAGTAATTAGCTCACTAGCTACGGGTTCAATACTCTCATCAGTAATGTACTTGAGAAAGGGTTCAGCCCATTCATCCCATACTGAATCCAACTTGGGTTTCTTATTAGCTAGGATAGCATTCGTGTGATCCTCTAGTCTCTTATGAACAGTTGTCCCGAACTCAGAGGATGTGATCTCTTCACCATCAATTGGAGATGTCCGCATACCATACTTGCGTGTTTCAATCTGCCTCTGTGATGCACGAGGAAACTCCCTAGCTAGATCAATATATTGTTGAGGAGCCCAGATACCATCCAAGAATGGATCCTTTATGATACCCATGACAGTTGTTACTGATGGAAACGCACCGACTTTCTTAGCCTGTGCGGGTGTTGCTGCTTTCGTTAGAAAGGGTTCGTTTTCGCAATTGTAGAAATGACTCATATTATTAGAAGGGTTCTGTGTTTATTGTATTATTATTGTATACTGGTATAGGTGTTGCAGTTTTGTTATGGCTTATTGCAGTTTTGCAAATGGGTTTTACAGATTTGTAAACGGCTTTTGTCCATGTTTTATCCTGCTTTACTTCTTTCAGCATACTAGGAGAAAGGCTATACCAACGAGTTTTGTCGTAAGCCATTCGATTGAATGAGTCGCTAACCAATACGGATTGCTTCTCAAGGTTTTTAAGGGTTCGCCATACTTGCATATCGGAGAAAAAAGGAAACACCGAACGCCAACCCTCCCTAGAGTTGAACGTCCAGTGCTTGCCCTTGTGGTAATTTCTCCCATCTTTTTCGTTTAGTAGTACGTAGTAGATGATCTTGTGCAGAATGATTGCCTCCTTAAGTCCGTACTTCACAGCATGGTCTTCGTTGAGTGCAAGCATAGTGATTAATCAAGCAGTTCTTTCATGTCCATGATGAACTCGATGCCCTCAAGCACTGACTCCGAGTCCTCGTATGGATAGGATGAGATGATTAGGTTTGTCCCGTCATCATAGAACTCGACCACTGCATTGCCCTCAGATGGATGACCAATTACATCCCATGAGACATTGCCATTGATAACGAAGTCCAAGATTTCAGCCTTAGTGCGGGGCTGAATGGGTTCATCGGGTTCCATCATTTCCAGAAGTTCATCACGGAGGATGTACTTTTCGCCATCATTCAAGTGACCGTAGTATCCCTCTGAGATGCAGTTATTTCGTCCGATGCAAACTACAACGGTGGAGGCTAGGACATGAGATGTCCCATGGTTTTTTTCGTATATCATATATTCTATTTGCTTATTGTTTATGTTATGGGGATTTACCCCTCGACTTAACTAGGGTTGCAGATTTGCAATAGGGTGTCAAATGTTTTTTTAAAATACTTGGATCGGAGGTTGTCCATAGTAGTGCAGTGGTATCCGAAGGAAATTTTTGGCACAAAAAAAGCCCGCACCCCGAAGGATGCGAGCTGAGTTTTGATGATTACCACCGTGCCCCGTCTGGATAGTCTGAATACTGATCTTCAAAGCAAATGTAGCATAGCTTGCTTCGCAGTACGTCAGCGTTGCCGCAGTGTTCGCAGCACTCAGGCTCAGGCTTGGGCTCAGGCGTAGCTATCGTAGCTAGCTCGTGAATCTTCAGCATATCCCTTGCTAAGTCATCGATGAGCTCCCAGATGCCATGGGGCTCCCAGTCTTCAAATGGTTGCCACCTGTGGTCTCGGATGAAGTCCATGATATCCTGCTCATCTAGCTCGTCAAAGTTCGATGGCAGCTCGTCGGTTAGGTAAAACATTGATGCTCTTATGTGTGCTTGTGTACGGTTCATGATTTTATTATTAGGTTGGTTGATGTGTTTTTCTTAAGCCACATGGTGCGCACCACTAGCTTGTTGTCGTTGAACTGGCTCATCATTCGTTTGAATGTTTCCCAGTCTGGCTTTGGATCGCTTAGGCTTTCCCAGTCTTTCATTCGTTCTTTGGCTGTCATAATTAAAGGCGGTTTTACTGATCCGCAAACAGCTTGGTTGATATTGTACATAGTAGCTAGGCTAGCTAGCTATCTATAGAAGATGTGGCGACCGATCACGATGGTCACCTTCATTGACTTGTTCCAGTATGGATCGCAGTAATCTGCATGGTAATGATCTGCTCCGTGTGTTAGGTTGGTTGGCTCGGATGCAACTATCATGCATGCCTCCGCCCACCTTGGATGCCTCTGTGCTATAGCTAGCTTGGTAGCTAGGTTGCCAGAGTTCCAGCATGAGAATTGATAGGGTTGCAAGCACACCTGTGCCGCAGAAAGGTTGCGCTTAGCTGATCGATTGATGATCACCTCATGCACAGCCTGCATTGACCCCGCCGAATACTCGCCACCAGCCTCTAGTATGAGGGTAGTGGCGATGATATCCGATGATGTCTGAGCATTGCTCACCACCACAAAGGCGATGAGAATGATCGTTACGTACGTTATAACTTCAAGCGTTCTGTACATGGCTTAATCCTTGAGGATTTCACGCATTAGGCGCTGAGCTAGCTCGTTGGCATCGCATGCGATAACGCTGCGACCGAAGTGCTTATCCATGCGCTTGCGACCAGAGTTCAGCAGACTTGGATAGGGCTCGATGTAGGTAGCGATGGCATTGATGCCCATGTTGCGATATGCTTGGGTATCAATGTCGTTATCCCGCAGGTAGCTATCAGTGAAGACAACCGTTGTGGTGGATGCCTTGATCTTAGCCAGATGCGTCTTCATGCATGCCATGATTCCCTCACCATTACCAGATGGGTAGAGATCGTTGACCCACTTGTCTGTGTCATCCTTCTTGACCACATAACTCTTGCACTTATGGCTGAATGAGCACGACAGGATTAGGTTGAGATCAATCATCTGCTTGCGAGCTAGCTCACGGAAAGCCAGCACAAACTCATGGCCACCATTGATCGCCCATGGATCACGCATGGAGCCACTCATGTCAACGATCATGGTCACACTGCGCTTGCCATTGCTGCGCTTGCGATTGATGAATGCACGATCACTGCCGCACATGGCTGCGTTGGCATGTAAGCGTGTGCCATTGCAAGACAGGCGATTGCGTGTAGTGCGAGCGGACTGCACGATGTTCTTCATGCAGCGTGCGATGCGTGTGATCTGTTGCTTGTTGATGATCTGCTCATTCTTGAACCACTCATACTTTTCGAGGTGCTCGGAGTCTGCCTTCATCTTATCCAGACCAGTGGGTGCGATGGTTGGCTGGCTCTTCTCCTTGCTCTTCTCATCCGTGCTGCCATTGACCATTGCATCCGCATACTTCGGATCAATCTCTTCTCCGAAGATCGCCACCCACTCCTTCACGATGGGTATCAAGCACTGGCTGGTCAGCGCTCGGCATGCTCTGCGATAGAATTTAAGGATCAACAGGCGAGTGAAGCGCTCCTTGCCAGCTTCAAGAATCTTCTCAGTCCCAGTCCACCTTGGCACGTATGCGCTTGCTTGCTTCTTGATGCCAGCTTCATTGGTTTTGATTGCCCATAGTAGAGCAGATGCGCTGCCGTACGCTGCATCTACATCTTGGTAGTTAGTCCATCTGAATGCACCATCACCATCCTTGCGTGTGGCGCTGGCGTACTCGATGCGAACATCTTCGAATAGATTCCAGAGGCGAAATGGCAGGGACTCAGACCTAAGCTCCTTAGCTACAGCATCATCTCTGCACGTTAGCAATCCGTGCTCTGTCTCATGTCGGATGACCACCTCGATGAACTTCTTCATCTTGGCATCGTTTGACTTGGTGTCTGCATTGCAGATGGTATCCAGTTGCGTGCCCACCTTGATGATGTGCTTGTCACTCTCGAATGACCAGCACGCTGTTGGTACACTGGCATCGATGCCGATGTCGCAGGATTTACCTGTTGTCTTGACCATGCGTGTGATCACTCCACCCTTCTGCTTTCCTACGATGTTTCGTCTGCATGTGCTTATCGCTTTTTTGATTATGTTCATCTTATTGTATATCTCCTGAGTTGTTAGTTAATTGCTGAGTTATGCTAGGTTGCTGGCGTTCTCTGCGACACCATTGATGGAGTCCAGAGTGATATCACCTGTGTCCGAATCCCATGCTTTGAGGCCATCCAGACCATTGGCACACATCCACATGAGCACGCTGGCAGCAGTGTTGTCGCTGCTGTGAGTGCACGCTGTCTCAAGATTGCGGATGTCCAGTGCTGTGAGGATCTGACCAGTGGCTTTCATCTGCCGACTGCGCTCCATTGCCATTGCGAATCGACCACCTAGGTCAGCAGCATCAGTGACACTGAACTTGGTAGCTACGCTGGTAGCTATGTTGGCGACCATGGCTGGATCAAACTGCACGTGCTTGAATAAGAAGCGCGATCTGAATGCCTCTGGTGGGATCACTTCGCATAGGTTAGTTGCGCAGATGACATGCAGATTGTCCATAGTACATGTCAGCGTTTCGAGCACACCTTTGTCATTGTGCTTGGTCGTTAGCTTGTAGCGCTTAATACCATCCGCATCTGGCTGGGGCGCTAGGAAATCCAGCATCTTCTCCATGACCTTCGGAGATAGGCGAAAGACTTCATCCATGAAGAACAGCACACTCTCACCTTTACTGGCTAATCGTACTGCGTTAGCTAGCTTGCCATCTGATACGATGAAACCGTTGCCATCTTCTCTGGGTGTCGCACCACCAATGATCTCATGCCATTCGTCCATGTCATCAGAGCAACCATGTGTGATGCAGTGATCGTAGGACTGTCCCAGCAATGAGATGCTGTAGCTTTTACCGTAGCTAGGTGGCGCCGAGATGCACACCTTGGTTGGATTCGCCGATCCACTATTGTAGAATGGCTGAATCAATTCCAGTATGGGATTGTTGCCAGATGCCACAGCCACAGCCAATGGCAGTCTGCTGGAGGTCCCACCCTTCATTGCATCAGCGATCTTGTCCAGTGTGTCAGCCAGTGGAGCCAGCGCATCAACCTTGTTCTGGATCTTCTCGATGCTCGGAGCCACATCATTGGCGATAGCCTCCTGCACTGCATCCCGTACTTCGTCCATGTT